CTCGCAATTGATGCGTGGGTACCCACTTACGTTTCAAAGTGAGAACGTAAGGTCTCGCTGAGGCTTCAAGGTGCTCAGCCCTAGTAGGGATAAATCCCTCCGGGGTCCTAAGTCCCATCAAGCCGAAGCACTTCTGCAAGGCAGGCCACCCTGAAAGGGCGTCTTCCTCGAGCGGAGCAAAAGGAACCCAGCAATGCGTTTCAAGGCATTGCAAGTTCCGGTTCACCCGCTGACGTGGGGACTCATTGCTGAAGTGAGTCCACACAAGTGCAGGAGAAGAGTCACAACCTAGTGGGATTGGTCCCACGAGGCGCTCAACCGCTTTGCGAAGCGTTTGAGCTGTCACAACGTAACCAGCCTTTGCAAGCTGATTACAGGTCGCAACAGAGGAGACAATCTCCGAAGCCTCAGCGAAGCGCGTGGGAAGCCGACGACGGAGGTAGACAGGAGTCACCTCCTCCATGTCGTAGGCGTCCACTCCACAAGATTCCCGGAATTTCCCATTCCAAAAACTCTTGTTGGAGTTGACCTGAAAGCCAAAACTTTCTAGGTCATCACGAACTTCTGACGCCCAAATGGACGGGACGATAATATCGTCTCCGTACACAAACACCTGCCGTCCGATGGAACGGACCAGCTTAGGTGTAGGGCAACGGCCAGACCGCGCAATCCTAGAGGCGACGATGGTCGTAAAGAAGACCAAAGCCTCCACCGGGAAGCAGGTCGCCGACCCCATGGAAGCGAACTTCTTGAGGGTAATCGAAACCCCAGTGGGAAGTTCGGCACGGGAAGATCTGCAGGCCAGCAACATCTTATAAAAGGTATTGCAGCCGGCAAACAGATCTTCAACATGCGCCATGGAAACACGGTCGCTTGCTTCCTTCATGTCCAGGGTGGCCAAATGACCAGACCTCGAAGAAGAGAGAGCAAGCGATTGATTCACAGTCTGGTCCCGAAAAAGGACCTGACTGCGAAGCAAACTATGTTTCTCAACATAGTCCACGAGATAATCCGACAGGGCCTGTTGTGCGTATTGAACGCATACCGGCTCTACAGCGATTACTCTCGGAGTTTTCATGGTCTTCGGGACGAGAACAACCCTTAAAGGTGGTTCATCGTCGGGACCGAGAAGCAGTGGCGGGTCGACTTGACCGAGAGAACTCAAGGGCGTCCCAAAGGACTCCCACGAGAACCCGGCTTCGGTTAACCTTTTATGCCACGAGCGGAAGTCAAATTTCTGATTGCCAGAAATCCGCTCCGCCGTCGCGCCAGGACCATGTCTGGGACGCAAGGTGGGAAGGAAATCCCCACCGCGTTCGCGGTGATACTCAAGACCGCCGAGGAGGATCCTCGAAACGATCCGAAAGCACCTCAACAAGGGTCCTTTCGAAGGCGTGACAACTTCTTTGTCACATTCGACGTACCTGGTAACGGCTTCTTTGCAGCGAGTATCACTACTCACTTCAAAGATTTTCGACATGAACCGACAAATTTGTCGGATCATACGAATACAGTCGATGTCAGGATTCGTCTTCAGTGAGCCGTTGGCGTCGAAGACACCGGACAGGAATACCCCTAGAAATAGGGGATTTCCGCCACGATCGCGCTTAAAAGCGCGAAACATGGTAGGACCGATGCGACCTTCGTCGAGAGCCCGACAGAAGTCGGAGTCGAACGAAGGGAGGGTTATCGTGATGAACGATTCGCCCTCACAATCGACGCGATGCCGAAGGACTTCAATATCCTTCGACACAGGGGCGCCTCTTTTGCTCCCACATTCCTGCAGGAGCTGTGCGAGAAGAGCTACAAGGCTTTTCACTGTCGCTCCTATGAAGGGGCTGGCAGTCCAGGGTTCGCCGACTGGTGAACCTGAGAAAAGCCACGTAACGCGGTCAGATGTTAAGTCTGACCCCCCGCAAGAGCGAGGATGTTCGACGAAGTCAGGAACCCTACCAAGGCATTGCCGAGGTTCTGGGCGTCTGTATTCGTCAGACCGGCCAAGGGCAGGTCGAGCGTGAACGTAGCCGCCATCGAAACCACGATTGAATTCGCGGGGATGAGCGGATCCGTCACGTTCGAAGTCCGTGACAGGCGAGCGACGTAACGGTTACGCTTCTTGAACGAGTGGGAAAGAACCAGCTGATAGCTGGCCGATCCATCATTCAAGAAATACGTAGACTGATCGGCGCTCGTTCCAATTCTCGGAAGAGACTTGGAAACAGTTGCGTACGTGACCGATTCTGGGTCGGCGAACATAAACTCCTCACGACTATTGGACTAAACCCCGGCTTGCGCCAAGGGCAGCAAGGATCCCAGCTTGATACCCCGTGAGGGGTGTCAGAGTGGGACCGAACTGGAATGGTGAACCTGAAGGTATACGAAGTTTAACTTCGTCGTCCCTTCGTGACACGTAGTTGCTAGACGATTCTGGCCACCAGCCGGGCACTGAGCTCGCTTGGTGCCAAGAATCGCACTGTGCAACTGACGTAGTCACCGTATGCCGCATAGTGTAACTATAGAGCATAGCGAGGTTGTCGGCTGCGTTCGCAGAAAGATTGGAGATTACATCTCCAATATTCGAGAACCAGTCGATGAGCCAAGACCACGGGATCACTTCCCAAATGGTTTCGGGAGTAGGCAACAGTCCGAAGAGCTGTGCCCGCGATCGCGAGGTCCATTCACTACTGGGAACAGAGTCAATGAGATAGTACTTGAAACAAGCACTACTCCACTCTTTCACAGTAGTACGCGTTGTGACGGTGTACCTGGATGCGCCAACGAACCCAAAGTTCGGTGGGGCACCAGACACGTTCAGATAAGGAGCATTGGAAATGCTCTCAGTCTGAGTGACGTCAGTGTCCTGGTTCAGCGTCACGTGCCGATGGATAGTCTTACCGTTTTCACGGTAAAGACGAGCCAGCTCACGATCTATAGACTTGTAAAGTCTATACATCTTGCGCAAATCGGAAACGAGAGGCAACCAACCAAAAACGAAGTTCAGATACTCAGAACCAAGGTTCTTGATATCAAGAACTGCGTTTTTGGCAGCAACGGGGATGTCGGCGAAGTTGCGAGGACGCAACTTCTTAAAGAACACTTTCTGGAACGGAAGGAGTGGAAACTCCTTCAGTTCATACAGAAATTGTGCCGCACCCGCCTTTGCTTGTCCTGGCCGCATACGCTTGTATGCCTCAACTCCGAGATTCGACATGCCAGAAGTGACAGTCGAGAACGGAGCCGAGTTGGACAGGAGGTCATCCGGAATGGACCAATCTACACCGGTAACACCACCAACGTGGTAAGTACCGAGATCGGCACCGAACGGATTGAACGGCAAAGCGGTCCAGCCGGTATGTACAACTTTTACTTTGTGTACATACAGGCCCCCACCGCCGGACCAACTACCGTTGCGATAACGGAAGTTGGAGCTGGACCCTAACAACGCGTTACAAAAGCCGGAAACCACCGGTGCGGAAGGAAAATGGTCAGAACCCGAAGGGGTAGGGACCACCTTCCGCTCCTGTACGGGCCACCTGTGAGGGAAAGGTCCCTCCTGGTTATGCCGTAAAGTGGTTAGGGCCAAAGCAGAGCTCCATCCCAGGGGAAAGTGGGGAACAACATAAATCTGAGTGCGAACGCAAGTAAGCACTCAGTAGAGGTTGTTACCAGCAACAAGCTGGCGTCGGGGCCTACCTTAGGGTAGGC